GGTGCTACCGTAGCTGCAGCATTTGCATTTGCATTCATATTCGGATAATCCGTTTCGTATGTTGTATACGTCCAAGTAGTTTTTGCTGTACGTAAGTCAACACTCTTACCTGTACTTGCGTATGTTACTTCATAATCTCCCACACTAACAGGAGCAGCATCTTTAAAGGTAATTTTTTTCCTTATATCTACACCATCACTGCCGGTACTAGCGCCAGTTTTACTTAAAAAGTATATAATAATATTAGTTTTAAAATTTTGATTACTACTTGTATTACGCGCAAATAAACCATACTGTGAAACAGCTACAGTCCAGGGTCTCAAAACAGAATCAATAAAAGAAAGATTTGTTTCAAAAAAGTTTATACTTAAATCAGTAAAATCTTTACGACCTTTTAATATAGGTGCAGATAATAAACCCCCGTGTAGAGATGAATTCGTACTCATACCCACTCTACCGCTTGTAGAAGTTTCTCCGGGTATTGTTACTCCATTAGCAAAAAACAACGTTGTGTCTTTATAGAGACTTTCTGACCAGACATTACCCACTACTGTTCTAATTTTGTTATTTCCAGGATTTAATTCTGATGATTTGTTTTGTAGTTTATTTAGTATACTGTTTCCGTTACTACTAGTAAATAAATTTTCTATTTCAATAATGAAATTAGCTTCAACCGGTATATGAAAATCATCACTGGTTAAAGTGTTATAAAATTGCTGTAAATTGAGACTCATTAACGACCTCTTATAGCGTTTACCGCACTACGACCAGCCTGTGCAACCCCTCTAACAGCATTAATCGTACCAGTAATAGCATTAATACCTTGAGTTAATTGTTGAATACCACCAACAATACCAGTGTCAGTAACTTTACCTGAATATGGTGATAATCTATAATATGCAAATGTAACAGTAAATTCTTGAGGCTTACCTGTACCTTCTTTATTATACTTTATATTACTAATTTCTTTTATTATTACTCCCTCTAACTGACAACCATATACTGGTTGTAAAGAATCATCTAATACACTTAACTGTATAATGCTATCTGTTAAAGCGCCTGGAAATGTGGGTGCACCTGTTGGGTAGTATGTAGGCTCAGCTTTATCGTAAAACCAATCTCTGAAGTCTAGCGCCTGATCTGCCCAGAATGTAATTTGATAGTTATCTTTTTCGCCGAAATCTGAAATACCAGTACTGACTGGTATTTTAACAGTATTATAGGAAATGGTATCTACGGCTACTTTACGAGAAGGTAAAGACACACTCTTGATATAGTTCAAGTAATCTTCTGGTATAGCTGCATTAGCTATTTGTATAGTATCAACCCTTATTTGAAAATCCCTACTGAATCCTCTTTGAGAGGCTGTTGTATAAAAATCTGATAAGGTCTGAGAAGACATATGTATACTTAGTATAGGGTGGTTTATCTACCGCGGATTGCTTTGCCTAATTTACCTACAGCTGTTGCTGTTCCGGTTATATCGTTTAATGTATTTTTAATATCTGTTAATAAACTAGTAGCTGGAGGTTGTGTATCCTTCCAGAATGTTTGTATAGTGGTACCATTACCACCAGGATTACTGTTTATAAAGTCAGAGTTAGGATAAGGCAGCTTGTCATAACCAGCTTCGTTATATGTAGGTGGAACTGAAAATCTAAATATAGCTGTAAAATCCATTACTTTACCGGTACCCTCTTTACTAAACTTAATTTGACTCACACCGCCTAAGGCTACATTAGTAAATTCCCATAACCCTAACGGTACACCTGTTTCACTTAATGATTCTAATTGTACTGTACCGGTTATTGGTTTCGTACTCTCTTTTGGATCTTTTGCTGTTAATAGAGTTGTAAACCTGTTATAAAGTACATAATGTGGGTCACATCTAAACGTTATCTGATAATTATCTTTATCAGAATAATCAAGCTGGTTTGTTCCGTAAACAGCTGTTGTACCTTTTGTCTTTAAATTAACCTTATCTGTTATTATAGAAGGTAGATAAAAATCTTTTGCATATGTTGCATACCAACTGATATCGCTAAAATAATCTCCAAAAGTTAAACTTTTAAGTCTAAGTTGATAGTCACGTGTTAAACCAATTGCAGTAACATCCCTATAAAAATCAAACAACGTTTGATGGGTACCTGTATTAGCACCCGCAGCTGTATTTGTATTATTTGGTAAACCAGGCATATTAATTTCCTACTGTAAAGTATTGATAACCTAACGTCACCGTAAATGTTATAAGGTTAGATTCTGCTACGGAAAACGATATACCATCTAACTGTATAGGGTAACAACCAAATAAGGTATATGTTTGATTGGATGCGGCTGTGGATGTTGTTGTATTTATCCCGTCTACAGTTTTTATGTCTAGCCCTACATTCTGTCCTATTGCAGTTAAATACTGTTCGGTTAACTCTTTGGAGTCATTCTTGTTTTTAGTAATATAGTCTACTGTATCTTTACCAAGACGGCCTTGCGGATAACGCGAACTTACAAATTTACTATTTTTCTGTAATATAGCGTCTACTATTTTTGATACATCTCCTGCTTCTAGTATATTATCTCCTGTCGCTAATTTAATACTATAAAGTCTATTTTTAATACCACCAATATTAGTAGATGCTAACCCCCCTACCTTATTTGTATTAAAATTATATAAATCGTTTTGCCATTGCTCATATATACGTCTCACCGCACCGTATTTGTCACCGAGAAAAGTAATTGACCAAGAGGTATTTTCTGGAAATACTGTATTCATAGGTACGTGAAATTCAAACGGTCCGTACGGTACTTTTGCTGCGTTAAGTTTTTTAGATGGTAATTTTGTTGCTCTTACGTGAGCATTATTAAATCCATCAAGAGACTCGCCTTTTATAGCGCCTTCATTGTTTATATTCGTAATTGAAAGTATATTAAACTGAAAATTCCAGGCTACACCACCCAGTTGCTGGTATGTTGTAATTATGTCGTTGCCCATACTAATACTTAATATACGAACACTAAAAACCCGGCAATATATGCCGGGCTTGTAAGGTTAAACTGTACTATTTTTTATACGTGTCTCCAGTACTGATAAGCTAACTGAGCCTGGAACGTTAATGGAGTACCTGTACCTGCAACGTTATAATCAACCGTACCTAATTTTAGTATATATGCTCCGAAAAGCTTATATGTATTAAGCACATTTAATTTATCATCTACTAGGTTAAGTTGGATTAACGCGTCTGGACCTCTTAAAGAAAGATCTCCAGTGCTTGTTGAATCGTCAAATACTTGATTAATTTGCCAATCTTCAAGCTTTTTACGAATTAAACCACCTTTATCATTACGGAATGTTACGTTCCAACCATTACTACCAGGATACTTAGCAGTGCCTGGAACATTGAAGTCAAGGCCCATATAAGTTACTTGCTGGTTGGTGATGTCTCTTGAAGGTAACTGTGTCGTGGTAATGTAAACGAAATCATCTTCGTTTAATGTATCATTACCTAGCGAGACAACGCGAAGCATATAATCCCTCGCGAAGTCTCTTTGCTGTGCTACTCTATAAAAATCTTGAATAGTTTGTGACATATTAAATATTTATGTTAAGGTTATTGTAATAACTCTTGGAAGTTTTGATCAGTACGTGTAGCGTAGAAGTTTACCAAGATAAACTCTGCTGTACGAACTGGCTTAATGTAGATATCTACAACAAGCGAATTATCATCAATAACACTTGGAGGGTTATTAGTATCGTTACATACAATCAAGTAGTCGTATATACCTTGAGTATTCTTAGCTAATTCAAATACTGGTGTAATTGTATTAACTAAACGATTACGGGTGAATGATGTATTAGGTTCAAATACGAAATACTTTGTAGTATTGAGTACTGACTTTTCTAGATAAAGGAATAAACGACGTACATTCACTCTATCAAAAGCGCTTGGAGCTTTTTGCATTGTCTTTTGACCCATTACTACAAATCCTTCATTTGGATAATTGACTACTGGGTTAATAGAGATCTTATAGAGTAGATCGCGTTGTTTTTGTTGTGGGTTAATTGCTAAGTCAGAAATGCCTGTTACAATACCACGATTTAGACCAGCAGGTGCACCCCATGGATAAGCTACTGCATCGTTATTTGTATAAATCGCTGCAGCAAAACCAGAGAATGGTAACCAAGCTGGACGACCGCTAAAGCTGTCTGTAATCTTAGCCCAATTACCGTATGCTACCATATAGTTTGAATTATATGGGCTATAAGTGTTACGTAATGGCCAGTAAATGTTTTGTGAGAAGTTCTTTGTCTTATCGTCAAGTATTTTAAACGTTGCGCCTTGTACTAATGTGTAACGTAATGGATCGGAAATAAATACGCAATCTTTACGGCGGAATTGTGCAAAGTTTTGTAGTTTGTTTTGTACTGTTTGCCAGTTTGTTACAACCGTTCCTGGGCTATAGTTACCATTTGTAGATGTTACTACTGCACCGTTCATTTCTGTTGCAAGCGCACCTGTGAATAATGTATCATCAAATACACCAGTTGAGTAAGCAGAAGCACCAGCATAAATTGTAGCTAAGCCTGCTTCAGCAACAATATCAACATTGTATACATCAGCATTTTCTGCTACACCTAAAACATATTCAAGTTTTGAAGGTACATCACCAATGATCTTAACATTAGTACTATCTAATGTAGGAGCCCAAGTACCGACAGTATAAAGATTGCTTGCTGGTAAATAGCTTGCAGGCAATGTACCGCCTGTTACTGTATCTGGACGATATACTCTTACTACTTTTGTATTGTAGCTAGATGTACCAGGAGCATAAGTTGTATTGTACCAATTTGTGCTATTAGCAAGATTTGGGTTAATTAAAACCGATACGTTTGGTGAAGCGTTGTTTACAACTGTTTGTAAGAAGTTAGTTACTGGAGCACCGCCAGCTGGATTTTGAATCTTTGCGTTAGCATATAACGAACCTACATAACCTTCTTGTAGAGTGTATGTGAGTTGAGCTGTATTATTACCGTAAGGTGTTACAGATAATTTGAAAAGACTCATTACAACGTTATCTTCATAACCGCTATTTAGACCAATGTTAAACGTTGGAATATTTTCAATAGTGTGAGAAACACTATCAATATTTGCATATGAAGAAAGTGAACTGACTGCAAATGCTAATGTTGTACTAGGTACAGATGTAAATGAATACGTTGGTGTTGAATCAGTTGTTAATGAATAGAATTGAGCAGCTGAATCATAATTTACTGTTGGACCAAAACGTGTTGAATCAGAGAAGTTAAGGTAATAACCTTCAAACTTTTCATTTACAGTTACTTGAGCTTCGTTTAATACAATAATACCTGCACTGCTTAATGAAGCAACTGTATTTGAAGCACCTAGACCGTTACTACCACCACCTGTTGTTGACCAATTTAGACCGCCTTGTTTAAGAGTGTTGTAATCGGCTTGACTTAATTCTACTAAAGTTGGAGCAGTAATGTAGTAGCTAGTTACAGCAGGATCATTATAAGCAATACCGCTTGCAGCTGAAACCGTAGAAGTATAAAGTGTGCCTGTAGACTGTACTGGAACAACTGGATATGCTAAAGCTGTATAAATTGTTGTGTTTGACTGAAAACCATTACCTAAACCGCCACCATATGGTAAGCGAGCTACGTTTACGGTTGCGTTTGTGCCACCGCTAAAAAGTTGCTGTACTGAGTAATAAAAATAACGTTCTGCAGCATTAGTTGGTGTGCCGTATATGTTTTGTAAATCAGCAACAGTTGTTAAATTTACAATTTCAGCTGTAGGTCCTTGAGGAGCAAATCCCACAACAAGTATGCTTGTTCCGTTAGGTGATTGTGCTCTTGTGCTAAGATCTATCTCGTTAATTTGTACCCCAGGGGATTGTATTTGACGTAAAGTAGCCATAGTAGTATTATATTATTATTTAGGCATTTCCGGAACGAAACCTTAACTTATTACAGTAATTCTGCGTTTAACTGACTAAATGTGAACGTAAATGAAGACTCCATTTGTTCAGCGTCTCTGTAACTATACGTAATACCGGTCAAATTGGTTATAAAAGCTTTAGTATAATTCCATTGGATTTTCTTGTTATCGTACTCATCCAAACCATACACAGTTATGTTGGTTTGGTAAGGTTGTAGATTACTCATACTTGTGTAAACCACATCATCTTTCGCATCTTTTATAACAGGAACCAAATTAGTTGAATCCGGTATGCTTTGAGAAGCGTCGTTTATAAAGTTTAACCACTTCCAAAGTACCCACCAGTTATTAAAGCCATTATCAACAGTAAAGCTAACTGTCACTGCTTGCCAATTATCCCTCCTACCACTTGTTAGGTTTAAAAACTGCCCACCATAAGGTAAGTTAACTGGTTGTATACTTGTATTAGGTACAACAGTTCCATAGATTGAATATTGTAAAGCATCTAAACTTAAGTTATTACTATCCCGAACCCCGGTCATATTCAGCTTTTTAAGGGAATCCGGTAGATTCAACACCAAGATAAATTTATCTTTCCTACTCTTGTTAAGAATAGACTGTTGTAGTGTTGTATCGCTCATTTATTACAAAAAGCGTTTAATTGCTTTATTATATATTGAACTAAAAGATTCGTCGTATGTTGTCTTGGACCTAGGTTGGTTGTAACCTGTAGTTGTATCTACAACCTGTGGTGTTGCCGCTGGTGTTGCTGTATTTTGTTTACCTCTTGGAACGCTTATTTTTTTTGCAGCTTTAGTTATATATGCATATAACTTTTTAGGTGTATTAATTGATAACTGTACAAAAGCTATAGTTATTGTATTTCTTTCAGCTTGTATATTGGTATCATATAAATCTATAGCGCCGTTACTTGCATTTATAATCGGTAGATACTGTTTTAATTTTTTTATAATTTCGTCATTATGAGGTCGGCGTATATCTTGCAAGTTTGATAAAAAGTTTGTAGTTAGATCGGTATTATGATAGTCGTAATTGTATATAGCTTTTTCATCTAACGGATAATACACTACCCCATCAACTACCACTACATCGTTAGGGTTTGTAGTCGGTGAGTTTTTAATTATTTCTATTGCTTTAGCTAGAGATTTTACTTGTACGTTATATACTTCTGTACTGTAAGCTGCTGTTTCACCTGGATATACATACCAATCTTTTTTTATTTCTATAAAAGAAATATTAACCACATCTTTATCAATTAAAGATTTAATTTTTATTGTTTGATCTTTAGTTATTTTACCTAGTAATGCTTTTATTTTATTTCTAGCATCTTCAGGTAAAACTTCATTATTATTTTTTGTTACATCTAATAAATGAGTTAATTTTATAGCAGGCTTATCTTGAAAAATATCTTTATCTTGTTTGGAGGAAGTATTTATTACATTAATAATACCCTTAACTGTAGGTATAGTTATAATTAAGTCCGTTTCAGATATAGTACTAGGCTTACCACCACCTAAACGACGAGCGAAATTAACCGGTCCTTTAGTTAGTCTATCTGTAATTTTGTCAAACGTTTCAGCCATATTATTACTTAGTTAAAAAATATGCTTTAAACACTGGATCAAACATTAAGGATATACCGCTCGTGCTTAAACCACGTGGTTTTTCACGTACTTTCTCAAAGTTTATATTGTAAAACCGTGCAATAGTAGCTGCTAAAGTTGGATTAACAAACACTTTACCGCTTTTTTGTTTCTTTAAATTTTCTATTTGCATAAACGGTGTTTCTTTATCCGTATGCATCTTTGCTACCATACTAGTAGATTTAGTTTCAGGTTTAGTTAACTTACTGACACCTGCTGCTAGACTTTGATGTCTTGGACCTCTACTTCCTTTACCGCTACCACCCATACCAGGCATACCAAAGAAGTTCTTAAAGTTTTCTTGGCTCATTGACAATTCTTTATCTTCTTTATCAATAACTCCTTTAACAAGTTTATCTATCTCTCCAGCACGTCTCAATTCTTTAAACGCTAAGTTTTCTATAGAGAATTCACCGGACTTTTCTAACCCGGCTTGTCTCATTTTAAGTATCTTTTCTTTTACATTTTCAGCACACTCTAAATCGCATTTATCACTGAGTGCGTGAGTGATTAAAGCTTTCATTGACTCAACCTTTTTAAGTAAAGCTTTTTTATCAATTGTACCTGCTTTAACTGGCTTAACCAACCAGTCATCATGCTTAATTGAGTACACACCGGTTGAATGGTGTGGTTCGGATACATCTTGTATATATGTCTCTACATTATACCCTTTTACTTTTATATCATGAGAACTGTTCCATACAGTTTTTTTAGCTT